AAAGAGTATCTATATGATAACCAAAAAGGCCATGGTGAACTAGTTGAAGGCGTATGGGTTACAGCAAAATCAATTCAAGGTAGAGCATTATACTTTGAAACTTATATACCAGAGTATGGTGCTTTGTATGATAAGTTACCAATTAGTGCGTTTGTATGGAAAGAAGAAATAAAGGAGAGTGTACCATTAACAGAATTACAGTTATGGGATTGTTTCAGTTATGATATCGCAATTGTCGAAAAACAGATGTTATCAGGCAACCAATGTAAGTATTTGTCGCCAAATAAAGTATGGTATAAAGGTTGGTATATGTTTACAATTGATAATGCGAATAGTACGAATTTAGAAAGAAATGTGACTTATAGTGAAGTACCATCACAACATAAGTCATTTAATATTTTAAGGTTAGAGAATGGCCACTTTGCCGCTCAACCTAACAACAGAGTTATATTCTATGACAAGAGTTATACTCCTAGCGAATTGAAGTTTCCAGACTTCAAGGTGTCCACGAAGGAGTTTAGTGTAGAATGTGAACAAAAATGGACAGCAGGTGATGACGATAATTATTTTTATGATATNAAGGAGAGAAAAGANTAAAGATGGCAAAAAGCGTATTTAACAAAGACAAAAATTTAGACCAAATGAAACAACCAATGTTTTTCGGAGAAGACCTACAGGTTCAACAATATAGTGATATGAAGTATCCTATATTTGATAAGTTGAATCAACAACAATTAGGTTATTTCTGGAGACCAGAGGAGATTTCATTACAGAAAGATAGAAATGACTATCAAGACCTATCTGAACAACAAAAGTTTATATTTACATCAAATCTAAAGTATCAAACTATGTTAGATAGTGTACAAGGTAGAGGTCCGTGTTTGGCATTTTTACCATTTGTTACTAATCCAGAATTAGAAGGCTGTATTGTTACATGGGATTTTATAGAAACTATACATAGTAGAAGTTACACACACATTATCAAAAATCTATATGCCAATCCTAATGAAGTCTTTGATACTATTCTTGAAGATGATAGAATTGAAAAAAGAGCAGAGAGTGTAACAAAAACTTATGATGACCTTATAAATCTAGGTTATAAATGGCACCTCGATAAGAGTAAAGTAGACCTACAAGAACTTAAAAAGAAAATGTATCTTGCTATGGTATCTGTAAACATACTTGAAGGATTAAGATTCTATGTATCGTTTGCTTGTTCATTTGCATTTGGTGAATTAAAATTACTTGAAGGTTCTGCTAAGATTATTTCTATGATTGCAAGAGATGAAAGTCAACACCTTGCAATGTCACAAACTATCATTAATAACTGGCATGACCGTAATGATGATAAAGATATGATTAAGATTAGAAAAGATTGTGAAAAAGAAGTATATAAAATGTATGACGAATCACTAGAAGAGGAAAAGCGTTGGGCAACATATCTATTTTCAAAAGGAAGTATGATTGGTTTATCAGAAAAACTGTTACACCAATTTGTAGAATACATGGCAAACAGGAGAATGAAAGCAATCGGACTAACACCACAGTACGAACAAAAAACAAATCCTTTACCATGGGTAGACCATTGGCTGAACAGCAAAGGTATGCAAAACGCACCACAGGAAACAGAGATTGAATCTTATGTAATTGGTGGTATTAAACAAGATGTAGAAAAGGACCAATTCAAAAAATTTAAATTATAATGGAAAAAGCAAAAAAAACATGTACCTCCTGTGAAACTAAATATACCGTANTATGGGATATTGAAGAGCAAGATTTAGAACCACTTACTTGCCCATTTTGTGGACATGAGGTAGAACATGAAGAAGACGAAGAAGAACGACACACAGACAATGAAGTNGATATGGAAGACGAAGATTGGAATTGATTACAGTCTAACTTCGCCTGCTATACATATTGACGACATTAGAAGTGGTACTTTTTCATTTCATTANTTAACAAATAGAAAGAAATGGATTGGTAGACAAGGTGAAAATATAACTGGTTATGAACATAAAGAATGGAACGACCCTATTGAAAGATTTACTTACATATCAGATTTTGTTATGGACCTATTATCAGATTACAAACAAAATCAACCTATTATTTTCATTGAAGGATACTCCTTTGGTTCAAAAGGCCAAGGTGTATTTCAGATTGCTGAAAATTGTGGTATTCTTAAATATCGTTTACTTGAAGAAGAGTATGGTTACCATACAGTTGTACCTAGTGTTGTTAAAAAAGGTGCTACTGGAAAAGGTAATGCAGACAAAGATATGATGTATGAGGCATTTGTGAAAGAATTACCAGAATATAACTTGAAGAAAATACTTGATACAGAAAAGACAGGTAATCCATTGTCTGATATTGTAGATAGTTATTATATTAAAAAGGTTGGTTATGAAAATTTGTCTATTTAATACTAAAAAATCATCATCATTATTTTTAAAATCATTCTGTGAAAGACATAATCACGAAATTTTTGACGCAGTTGAAGACAAAGAAAAGTCTTTTGGTAAAGGTGCTGAAAGATTTTTACATTTTAATTGGCCAACATGGGACGGTGAAATAACAGATGTTGCAGTATTCCAAGGTTTAATAAGAGGTACAAAAGAAGTACATGATGTTTGTATTTCTAAAGAAAAAGATTGGTATTACTTTGACCAACCTTATTTTTTCAGTAATGACTATCAACAATCAGATACAGGCGACAAATGGTATCGTATCTGTAAAAACAACACTCAAAAAAATTACTTAGAACAGTCTTATAAGGTCGATAGAAGATTCGATAAACTTATGGAAAGACTTAATCAAAAATGTAAAGATGAATTAACACCAAAACCATGGCAGTATGATGGTAAACACATACTTATTATACCACCTAGTTATCATACAGCACATTGGTATGGTATAGATAGACATGAATGGACGCAAAATATAGTTAATAAGATTTCATTACATGATAGAACACATCCTATTGTAATTAGAGAAAAGTTTAAAGGCAAAGCAGATTGGGGAGAAAAAGTAGATAAACCATTAAGTGAAGATTTAAAAGATTGTTATGCTATGGTATCTTTTCATTCTATGTGTGCTGTTCAAGCAGTTATGCATGGCATACCTAGTTTTTGTAGTGAACATTCACCAGCATATCCAGTAAGTTTAGGTTTAGATGAACTAGACCAACTTAAAAATCCTTTATATGCAGGTGACAGAGCAGATTGGATAAAATCATTAATGTGTGCTCAGTTTACCGAAGAAGAAATGAAAAATGGTAAAGCATATGGGCATTTAAACGGAGAAAATATATGGTAAGAAGAATAATCAATTGGTTTAAAACCAAATGGCAAAAATATCAAGCTAAGAAAAAGGACCCTTTTATATACAAATGAAAATATTAGGTATAAATTGTCTAAACCATGACGCAGCTATGGCCGTTACAGACGGTGCAGAGATACTATGGGCTGCTCATTCAGAAAGATATTCTAAGATTAAGAATGACCAATATCTTAATTGGGATATTGTCAATGAGGCTATGTCATATGGTCCTTTTGATAAAGTTGTCTTTTATGAAAAACCATGGTTGAAGAAATGGCGACAACTAAAAGCAGGTCAATATAGATATGCATTTGACCCTAGAGAGTTACCTAGTTTATACCTAAGAAAATTTAATATTAAGATTACAGATTATGCAAATCATCACCATTCTCACATGGCAGGTGGTTATTACACAGCACCATTTGATGACGCTAATGTATTAACAGTAGATTCTATTGGTGAACTAGAAACTATGTCATTGTGGGATAATGAAAAACTAATTGGTCGTCAAAAATATCCGATATCATTAGGTCTATTGTATTCAGCTGTCACACAAAGAATTGGTCTAAAACCAAATGAAGAAGAATATATTACTATGGGTATGGCTGCTTACGGTAAACCAAAATATACTTCTTTTATAAAAGAAAATTGGTTAAAAAGAAATAATCATAAAGGTGTACCTAAAAATGATTTGACATGGGCAACCGATTTTGATTTGGCAGCTTCAGTACAAAAAGTATATGAAGACGAATTGAAAAAGATAGTTGTCAAACATTGTCCTAAAATTAATTTAGTTATAAGTGGTGGTTGTGCCTTAAACTGTGTTGCAAATAGTAATCTAAAAAGAAATATATGGATTATGCCAAATCCAGGTGATAGTGGTTCAGCATTAGGTTGTATACCTGCCATTACAAAACAAAGATTAAACTGGAAAGGACCTTTCTTAGGTACCAATATTGAGGGCGAATACCCGATAGATAGTATTATAAAAGAATTAAAAGAAAATAAAATGGTTGGTGTTGCCAATGGTAGAGCAGAGTTTGGACCAAGAGCATTAGGTAATAGAAGTTTATTAGCAGACCCTAGAGGACCTGAAGTAAAAGATATGGTCAATGCAATCAAGAAAAGACAAAAGTTTAGACCTTTTGCACCTGCTATATTACTAGAAGATGTACATGAGTATTTTGATATGCCACAAGAAACAAGTCCATATATGCAGTTTGTTGGCACATGTAAATTTCCTAAAGAGTTTCCTGCTATCATTCACGCAGACGGTACAAGTAGAGTGCAGACAGTAACAAAAGAAGACAACGAAGGTTTTTATAATTTACTAAAAGAATGGAAAAGACAGACTGGTTGTCCAATACTATTAAACACATCACTAAACATCAAAGGCAAACCAATGGTCAATGATATGAGAGATGGTAAAGAATTTGAGAGGAAGTATAATGTCAAAGTTGTATAATATGGGTTGCAGTTTTGCATATGGTAATTGTGTGCCTCAAAGAAATAAATTAAGTAATGAACATAGAAGTCCAGGTACCTATATTGCAGAAAATATGAAAAGAGATGAAGTTAATCTTGCTCGTAATGGTTATAGTATTGATGGTGTGTTAAGAAGATTATATTCACACAAATTTGAAAAAGATAGTTTTGTATTAATTGGTGTACCACCATCTGGTAGATTTCAAGTAGTTAGTTTTAATGAACAGACATACAATAAAGAAAGAGGCCATAAATCTAGTATTTTTGCTAGAAATAGAGAGGCGGAAAATTGTATGAAATATGCCTTTACAAAAGGACCTGTTATTAAAGGTGACTATTTTCATACTTTAAAATACAGTAAAGTTATAAATGAAGATATAGATGAAACATCTTCTTATCATGTATTGTTTTCTATTTTAAAAATACAAAAAAGATTAAAAGAATTAGGATTAGATTATTGCATATATAATTCAATAGGGTATAAGTATGACCCTAAAAATCGTGAGACCAAAACTATTAAAGAGCAAATAGATTGGTCTAATTACTATAAACCAGAGTATAGTTTACTTGACTTAATACAAACAAGTGAAGAATACGAGTTAGCAGAGGGCGACCAACATCCTAATCAACATGCTTATAAAGTATGGACAGACGGTATAATTGATTGGTTGAAAAACAAATGACAAAATTATTAGAAAGTGTACAGAGAAGTAAATGGCAAGATAGTCCATGGGACCATTTTATTATTGAAAATATCTTAACAGATGAACAAGTAACTGAAATTAGAAACGCTAGTGTAACTAGAGATGGTGTTCTACATGATGGTACAAGGTCAGGTTATGTAAAAGGTGTTGAGAAACAAAACCATAAACTACGAGAATACATTACAAAGGATAACTATAAAAAGTATCCTGAACTAACAAAACTTATTAATGAATTGCGTAGTGGACCAGTAAGAGAACATATTGCCAAGATGGTTGGTAATAAAGATAACTTTGCCGGTTCATATGTAAGACTAGAAGTGTTAAATGATGTAGAGGGTTTTTGGCTTAAACCTCATTGTGATATACCAGAAAAATTAATATCAAGTTTAATTTATGTTAATAAGACAGGTGAAAGTATTAGTCTTGGTACAGATTTATATAGTGAAGATTTAGAGTTTGTAAAAACTGTGCCATTTTGGCACAATTATGGATACATATTTCATGGTCCTAATAAGTGGCATGGTATGAACAAAGGTAAAAATATTAAAGTAGAACGAAGAGGCATACAATTAAATTATGTAACTTTTCAAACAGATTGGCCGGTGTATGAAGACTAATTACGATTGGTGTTTAGAAACTTATCTAAAGTCTAAACCACACATTAAACAATTTAGAACTGCTGTTGATGTAGGTTGTAGAGATGGTGATTATTCATTACCATTAGTTGAAGACTTTGAAAAGGTACATGCATTTGATTATAGACCTAGAATGAAGTATGAACATAAGAAGTTAACATATCACTCAGTTGCATTAGGTGACGAAAGCACTACAGTAAGAGCAAAAGGTGGTACAATTGTAGAACATGGCGATAAAGATGTAGAACAAAAAAGATTAGATGATTATAACTTTGATGAAGTCGATTACTTAAAGATAGATGTAGAAGGACATGAATTAAAAGTTTTAAAAGGTGCAATAGCAACAATAGAAAAGTGTAATCCTGTTATTGTTATTGAAGAAAATGGTTCGCAAGAACTGTATAACAAAGGTGACAAAGATGACGCATTAAATTATTTACAAACTTTAAATTACAGAGTGGTGTATAGATTTAATAAACCAAATCCATTAGACATAATATTAGTGAGGTAATATGACAGAGCAAGAACTCTTAACAGAGATTAAAAGACTAGAGGGTATCTACATGAATCCCCAAGACTTTAAACAATATAAGAATTATTGGTTACCAGAATCAATAGTAAAAGAAAGTACAAATGTATTATCATTAGGTGTACATAGAGATGTAGGTTGGGAACAATCTATGTTGCAAGACAATCCTAACATGAACATACATTTATATGACCCTACACCAGATACGGTGAAGATGTGGGAAACAAATTTTGCTGGTAAAGATAAGATGACATTTCATCAAGTCGCATATAATAAAACACCAGGTACAATGAAATTTTATTATGACCAGAATGATTTATCAAAATGTTATTCATTATTACCATTACCACAATTTGGTGAAAATCCAGCATACATTGAAGTAGAGTGTAAGAACTTAAAACAGATGATGGAAGAAGACATGCCACAACCAGATATTATCAAAGCTGATATTGAGGGTGTATGGTATGATTTCTGTACAGAGATTTTAACTTATGATGTACCATTTAAGGCATTTCTAATTGAGTTTGAAGTAAAACTAATTGACAATGAAACTAGTTTAAAACAATATGAACAAATGTTAAAAGACCTTAACTACAAATATGAAGTGTTTTTAAATAGACCTAGAAACAAATGTCTATCTGAAGCTATAGTATTACGAGGTAGATAATGTTAATAAACTTCTTTTTAAAATCCACACCATTAGATTATCAAAGAACTATATTAAAGGACTTTGCACAATCTATCGGCGGCAATTGTATAAAATCCGAAGGATATGAGGAATGTGATGTTGCTGTTATATTCGGGTCGTGGAAAAAAACACCTAAAAAGAAGTGGAAAATAATGTTACAACACCATTTTACAAAAGTTAATATAGTAGAAAATCATAGAGATAAACCATTAGTTGTAATTGAAACACCATTATTAGGTAGAACTATAACAGATAAACATGAGTATCATAGAGTTGGTCTAAACCACTTTATGAGAGGTCTTACTGATTTCAAAAATGAAAATAGTCCGTCAGATAGATTTGAAAAACTAGGTTTAAAAATTAAACCATGGCGAAAGAAAGGCGACCACATATTAATAGTAGGTCAAAATATGAATGACGCCTCACTATTTGGTATTGATTTTTCATTGTGGGTAAAAAATACTATTCAACATTTAAGAAGATATACAGATAGACCAATAGTTTTTAGAGACCATCCAGAAAACAAAGACTTAATGAAAAATTTGATAGCTACTTATAATTGGGCTAATGTATCCTATAGTAATAAAGGCACAATTAATGATGATTTAAAAAATGCACATTGCACCGTAGCATATACAAGTGGGTCTAGTATAGATTCTATATTAGCAGGAGTGCCTGTAATTCCATGTAATGAATGTAATTTTGTATGGCCTGTATCTAGTCATCAATTATCAGAAATAGAAAGTCCTAAACTTGGTGAAAGAGAACAATTATTATATGAC